TCCGCTCCCGCTAAAGTTATTTCCCCCGTTGGTCCCAGTGGTACCTGCCATTACATTGCCACCGGCTGTTCCACCACCAGACCCACCTCCGCCAGATGCGTTATTGTTACCGCCAGGGGTGGTGCCGCAAGCAGCGCCTATCCCATTAGGTCCCCCAGCGCCGCCGCCGCCACCGCCGGCGCCGCCGCCTGCGTTGTTAGTGGTCCCCCCGCCAGAATATTTCGTTGACCCGATACCAGACGCACTATCTGCGCCAGGGACGGTCCAGTTGCCCCCACCTATCGTGCCGCCGGCCGCGCCCTTCGCCCCCACAGAAGACCCGCCTAGCGTCGTCCCGTTGAACCAACTGTCGCCGCCGGTCCCGCCGGCCGCGCCGGATGTCCCCGCAGATCCCAGGACGCCGATCTGGTAGGTTGCCGTGCCCGACAAGGCGAGGTTGGTGGTCTTTGAATATGCCCCGCCTGCGCCGCCGCCCCCGTGATACGATGACCCGCTGCCGGCAGAACCTCCACCGCCGCCGCCTATCGTCTCGATGGTGTTGGCGGCGTTGTTCCAATCCGCTGGCACGGTGTAGGTCTGGTTGCTGCCAGTGGGGGATGTTAGAAACACCTGTATGGCAAAGTCATAGGACAGCGCTTCGCCGAGGTCTGGACGCCACCCGACGTTGCCGTAGCCGCATCCCGGCATCCAAGTGTCGGTCGGGATATCCCACAATTCGCGCTGATACGGCAGAGAGCCATCGACCACGGCGAACAGGAATGCATCGGCGTCCTCGCGATCATCGAACCACCCGCGCCACACAATCGCGCCGTCATGCAGCCGTGCGGTGAGCCGCCAACGTGTCTGGTCTTCGATGCCGTAGACGGCGCGACGCTGCGATGGCGCTCGCCATTCGCGCGGGCGCTGCGGAAGCAGCACCTTGCCGCGCGGCGCATTGCGTTCTGGGAGGATGATCATTGCAGCGCCTTGATCGTGTATGTCGAAACGCCGTTGATGCGACGGATCGAGAGGATGAACTTATTCGTATTCGTCGTCGTCAGTGCGTCACCTGTGCTAGATCCGACCGTGAACCCGGAGAATGTGATAGCGCCCGCGCTAGCTCCGTTCGTCACCAGGATGTCCATCGCGTGATCGGTCGTCGTATATGCCGCGAGCGTGTGCGCGCCGTTGTTCGTGTAATACTGGTAATTCCCGTTGGTCGGGTCGGGCGTCGTTGTGCCGCTCGACACCGTGCCGATGGCGTTCGGCGTCAGCGTGAAGCCCTTGCTGATCGTCGCGGTCGCAGCCGCCGTAATAACCGTCTGGTTGCTGTCGGGGAACGTGTAGGTGCGCGCCGCTGATGGGCCGGAAACGGCAAAATACGGCCCGCTGCCGCCGTTCGCGGTTGGCAGAACGCCCGTCACTTTCGCGGTGAGATCAATCGTCGTCGCCGCGATCATCGCATTGGTGATCGAGGTATTGGCGATGGAGGTGACGCCAGTGTTGGAAATAGCCACCGGGCCAGAGGTAGAAACGATCTGCGGCGCCGATCCGGTCTTGCCGACTACAAGCTGGCCGTCCGTCATCGCCCCGAGCGATCCGACTGCCGTAGTTCCACTCAGATATGCCAACTGGTTCGCTGTGCCCGAGACGCTGCCGGCACCGGCATCGCCGGTACGCGCCCATTGCACCGTCAACTGGTCTGCCGCAGAGAACGACCCGCTGGAACTGATGGCAGCAACGTTGATCTGCCGCCAGCCGGTGTTATTGGTATTGGCCGACGTGATATCGTAGATCGCATAGTTCTGCGGAGCCGTGACCTTGCGAACGATCAGGTTGCCGCGATGCGCGGTCGTGGAAGAATCGTCCCATGTGTCGATTGTCGCGGTAACGTCTGGGTTTCCCGTGTCTCCAGATAGGACGTTGATAGCAATCGCGGTGACACTGGCAAATGCCGCATTGTTGAACCGGACGCCGCCGCTTGCAGGAGCCGCCATCGTGGTCGAAGTGTCGAAGTTGTAGAACAGGCCTGCGCTGATTCCTGTTGCCCCCGTCGCGCCGGTCGATCCTGTCGATCCCGTGCTGCCGGTCGATCCCGTCGCGCCGCGCTGGCCGGACAGATTGATATTCCAATCTGCATGGGTTCCGGTGCCGCTATTCAGATCGGCGGTAAAGACCAGCGTCGTCCCGCTGTAGGACGTGACAATGCCCTCCATCCATTCAGATGTTCCGGCGGATGTAGCCCTAACCCGAGCGCCTGCCGTATAGGCAAGCCCCGCCTGCGTCGTCAGGGAGATGCTGCCGCTTCCGGCCGTAGTAACTGATGTGGTGCTGGTCGCCGTGTATCCCGGTCCCGTGTTGCCGGTGTTTCCCGTGCTGCCTTTGTCGCCAACGACCGAAGCGCTGACGTAAAGCAGATCGCCATTCGAGAACGACCCCCCGGAGGCAACATACGACGCGGTGAGAGCGTCCCACGTCCCGTTGTCGGTCGCCGCCGCCGTCACGTAGAACGTGGCGAAGTTCTGCGGCGTCACCGGGTTGTAAAGTTTGACGAGTGATTTGTTGGTTGAGCTAGACGCCCCCCATGCCGCGATAACCGCCGCAATGCCGTTGCCGCTATTATCCGTTTCGGAAATGTATAGCGCGGTCGCACTCGACAGAGTGGCGTTGTTCGCCTTGATCGTTCCGGAGGTCGGATCGGACGACGCCGTATTGGTAGACCACAAGTATGGATGTCCCGAGGACACGCCCTGCGAACCTGCCGGGGATGATACGCGGATATTCCAGTCGGTTTTGGTCCCCCCTCCCCCCGTGTTGACAACGCTAACCGTCAGCGTCGTTCCGCTGTAGGCCGTCACCTGGCCGAGCATGAAGTTGCTTGCCCCCGACGCGGAATAGGCCATCACGAACGACCCGACGCCGATATCCTTGCCGGATTGCGTCGTGAACGTCTTCGATCCTGTTCCAATCGCCAGCGATGTGGTCGAGGTCAGGAGAAATAGCGCATCCCCAAGACCGGCCAACGTCAGGACGTTGTATTCGCCACTGACGGGATCCCAGATCCATACATCTTTGGTCGTTGGGTCAGTAACGGCAGCCGGCAGGACTGTAGCAAGTTGGCTGAAATCAGGCTCAATCGTCCAAGTACCGTTCGCCTTGCTCACGAGGATGCCGCCAGCCCCGACGACATTGGCCGGGAACGGGACGGGCGCGCGAAGCTTGAGATTTGCAGTTGTCATGGCAGGTTAACCCCAACTCCGTCTTGGACGGGAAGGCGACCGACAATAAGTTGCTGTACCGACCCGTTCATGGAGATGACCAAGCCAACGTCGTAGACGGTCGGGACAAGCGTTTGCATCTTCGTTGATGGAACTCGGATTTGAACGACACCGGTATCAATGACGGAAAGCGTCCCGTCCGCGATAGACCCGGAGATGACGACGGCGCGATATTGCGTGTCGCGGACGTTGAGCGACATGGCGGCGCCGGTAAGGTCGATTGGTTCATCCGTATCGGCGTCGTCAATCTCGATAACGTAGGACCAATCTTCCTGATTAGTGACCGGATCAAGCGTGCCGTTGAAGTACATCGCGCCTCACAATTTCCGGAAGAAGGTGCCGAGGACGCGCAGGCCGGTGTTGTTGTGCGATCCGCCGCCGCCGTCAGTCGTTGTCCCGGAGAACGAGTGCTGATGCCTGACGCTGGCACCAAGTGTATTTGGCAGGTTCCCGCCGCCCCCTCCGGTCTGCGTTGTCAGGCTTCCGCCAGTGTTTGTTAGGAAGCCCGCCGACCCTCCCCCTGGGGCGCCGTGTACGTGATCGGGGGAATCGTTCCCGGTCGTTCCAGAGAACGACAATGCGGGAACCTCACTCTTTGAGAGCAAGTGGATAGATTCGCCGCACAGCGCCCCCGCCGTCGTCGAATTTCCTGTCGCAAACGGTACGCTCGTCAGCCGCCCGGCCGCCGTGTTCCCCATGTCGTCGAGGCCGCCGGGGGAATATCCGCGCTTGTCCGGAAGCGTGATCTGCTTATTGCCAGACCAATCCGCCGCCGCCGACGCGCCCTTGCCGCCAACCACGGCCCATCCTGCCGTCCAGCCGTAGGTGAATAGCGCCTGGCAGTCCGCATTGGCGCGCTCGCCCGCGCCGCTGACAGCAGAGCCAATCGTCAGGCCGTTATCACGCACCCACCCGGCGCGCGTGCCTTGGACTTCCGCCCACAGAACATCTCCGGTCATGAAAATCGCATTTGGATCGACCGACGTTCCACCGCCACCGCTCCCGGACGACGGCCCGATCACAAGCGCGTTCTGCGATTCCCACTGGACTACGCCGGTCGAATCCACAAGCCGGAAGTGGATATTTCCATCCGCGAGGTAAAATTCCGGGACGCGGCCAGCGCCAACCAACGGCAATGGATTGGGATGGGGAAGCGTCAGACCAACGTCTTTGTAGGCGTTCTGCGGCGCGGTAGTATTGGCGGCGTAGAAGTAGACTTTGCCGCCGATCAACGGCTTGCCGTTGCTGTTGAACTGCTGCGACATGCTTAAGGTGATTGAACCGGCCATGCTGTCCTCAAGAAAAAGCCGCGCTACGTGGGCGCGGCTGGCTTTAACGCTGATATTTCTATGGCGCCCGGAACTAGCGAGCGCCGCTTTCCTGCTGTTGATCCTGCGCTATGGCCGATGGTCCCGTGATGCTCGGGGCGCTACTGGCGGCAAACCGGCTCATGGCCCCGTCAGTACGGCGGACTGCATCCATGAGTTTGGGACTGCTGGAAACCATCTTGACCGCTTGGCGGATAGCCTCGGGGTCATCGCTCGAAAGTAACTCGCCTACCCGGCGTGCCACGCGGGTATCAATCATCTTCCCGCCGTGTTTCATGAGCGCGCCGGTCATGGCAGCGGCTCCGATGTGCGAAAAATCCGTGTCGCCAGTGGCGAAGGAATACCCGCCGCCAGCAAGCCCCGCATTCGCTAGGTATTCCGCCGTATGTGACCCGCCTTGGACCGCCGCGCGGGTCTTTTCCATCAGCGTCTCTAGCGTCACCTGCATTTCAAGCCGCCGCGCTCCTTGCGGGCCGAGCGCCATTTCTATCCGCTCGCGAGCGGCCGGCGAAGTAAGGAACGCTCGCTTGGCCACCGTCGAGCGATCAGCTAGTTGAACTTCTCGCATCGCCTTGAGGAGATTTGATGCAAATCCGGTTGTGAACAGTTCCCGCTCGGCCGGGTTCATTCTTGCGATGGCGTCGCGCGCCTCGCTATTGGACATGCGCGAAGTGGCAAATTCCTCTCCCGCGGTCAAAGCATCGTCCGCGCCAAACGCCTGGGCCGCCCCGCGCCGCGCCGTTTGGAACTCGGGCACCTGCTTGTCGAGTTCGGCCTTGATCATCTGCTCTTGCTTGCCGTACCTCGCCGCCAGTTGCATCTTTCCGGCGTCGCGGGCTGATCGGGCATTGTCAGCCAGATCGCGCGCCACGTAGTCCCAAAACTGGATATTCGGGTAGACTGGAACGCCGGTCTGGCCGCCGTTGAATTTCAGCAGCCCATTTTTGATGGTCGCTCCGGGGTTGACCCCACCGAAGCCGTCAGCAACCTGCCATGCCTTCCAGTTGTTCACGGCAGAGTGCATCGCGCTGATAACGTCGGGCGAACTCGTCAATTGCTCCAGGACCGGGGACTTGATCTCGCGGTCTCCCGCCTCATAGGCTTTGTTGTAGTTCCCTGCATTGAGGCGGCGCGCTTCCTGAACCAACTGTTCGCGACCAACCGTCGAATCCGGATTTCCTCCGACAATCCCCTGAATTTCCTTTGACAGTCGCTCGCCTTGGTCCTGGAACCGGGGGCCGGTCGCGACGTTAAGAGCCTGCTTTGCATCGGGAGACGTGTCGGCCGCTGACCGCGCAAGCGACCGGACGACATCGCCGCCGGTATCGGCCAGCACGAGCGGTTGACCCTCGCGCTGCCCCGCCTCGATCACGTCGGCCGCCTTGTCGATCATATTTGGCCGGGTCGGATAGTCGGCACCGAAGGCCGCCGCCACCCGCCGCTCGCCTTCCTGTACCGGGTTGTTGAGCGCCCGAACCTTGTTTACGACGCCCTGCCCTACCGTCCCAAGAGCATCGAGCACCGGAGATGCTACGCCACCGGTCACGCCGCCGATGGCTGCTCCGGTCAATGCCTTCTCGGCCGTGTCTTGGATCCCTTCGCCCTCGCCGGCACCCTGTACGGCACCAAAGGCCCCGCCAGCCGCCGCCGAGTTGGCGGCCTTGGCTCCGGATCGAGCCAGCAGGTTTCCGGTCTTTCCGACGAGCGTCGCACCGGCAACCTTTGGCACATTGAGGATGGACATTTCCGGCATAAGCGGGAGCGTAGCAATGGCGCCCGTCAGAGACCCGGCGCCCGATGCTATCGGGTTCTGCTCCTCGCCCGCTTTAAGGGATTCGCGAACGCGGTCCCGGCCTTCCTGGTAGCGTTTCTGCGCTGTCTCGTAGAGACCGCCACCGCCAACCCCGAGCGCATCCATGGCCTTCCTGACGCCAAGAATGGCAAGGCCAGAAAGCGGATTGTGACCAATGGGGTGTTCCGAGACGTTTGCCAACCCGGTCAGTTCGTCGCCAAACCCGCCAAAGGCGCTGTTAACGGCGTGATGAGCGAAGGCGGCCGGGGCGGATATTGCTTGATCTGGCGGGATAGCGTCCGACGCTGTTGTTGCCGGCGCTTTGGGAGGGTCTATGTCGTCGTAAACGTTGCCCATCTATTTCTTCCCAAGCACCATGTCAGAAGCCCCGGCGCCGTATCGGGCATCAAAATCGGCCTTGGTGTCGGGATGGCTCCGAAGGAACAAAACCGACTGCATGGATGGCGGGCTGAGGGCCACGCCTTGGCCCCGCTCGCCTTTGTATCCTGGCGTGGAGGCTTTTGGTGCTTTGCCCTCAAGAAGAGCAATGTTGTCTTCTAGCCTTTGGATATGCGCCTTGGTCTCGTCCGTGAAGACGGGGTATTGCTTCAAGACATCAGGGCCATTTGTCTGCAAAATCCTGCGCTCTTGCGTCCGCAGCGCGCCTAGCAATTGCGTCAGTTCACCACGCAGGAGGCCCGCCATTTCGGGATTGCTGAGTTTCCCGCCGCCGAACTTCTCGGCCATGACCTGGCGTTCTTCATTGGTGCCTGGGCTGCCGGTCAGCGCCTTCGTGCGCTCGCCGCCATATATGCTCGCCTCGCGCTCCAGTTCGTTGATTACGTTAGCCTGCGCCTGGCTCTGACCGCGAACGGAATTGATGCCATGGGCGAGTATCGTTGGCTCCCATGACGCATTGGCGTTGTTCAACCTGACAGCCGCGTCGGACGCATTTGCAAGATGCTCGGCGCTGTTCTGTCCGGAGGCAATCTGGCCGCCGAGCGAAGATGACGAACCCTTCTGCAACTCAAGGAATTGGGCGCGGCGGGCGGGAAACATCGCCTCATTGTACGGTATTCCCTTGTCGCCGGCATACTTCTGCGCCCATTGCTTGACCTGGGATTCGTAGGCTCGCAAGCGCGGATTGCTCGAAATCTGTGCCGCGCCGGACAGATCGTTCTTGATCCCGGCTTGGACTTCCGGCGAAAACTGCGCCAAGTAGGCATCACCAACGAGGTCGGAATTTGGCTCCGTCACGCCCTTCGCCAATAAGCCGCCGCCGCCCGTTCCGCCCCCGCCGGGGGCGCTTACCGGCGTGCCAACAGTTTCCCCTGGGCGCGCCCAAACATGAGATATTTGGCCCGTGAACGGGCTGGTCCCCGTCTTGATCAACGTCGGCTTGTTCTCCCGCAGCATCTCCATGCCGGCCTGAACGAGCACAGCACCCGCCGGGTTGCCCTGCGAGGACAGATAGGCCCCGATCTGCATCAGGCGTTGCACCTGCGGGGGAATGCCGCCCTGCGCCTGCTGGGGCTGCGCTGCTGCCTGCGGGGCGAAGTCTTTGGTCAGGTTTGTGTAGAAGTCCTTCGCTGATACAGGCTTGCCGCTCGGATCGAAGAACAACGACTGGTTGGCCTTCACAGCCGCAGGCGATGCAAGTGCCGCCGCCGGCTGGTCGGGGTTCTGCGCCGCCCCGGTGAGGAACTTGGTCGCGCCTTGAGCCCCGAGGAAGTGCGCCAGATAGGCGTTCTGGTCGTTGGGGTCGAAGCCAGACGCCTTGAGCGAGGCCCGGTTGGAGTCGGTGAAAGCCCGGACGGCCTTGTACTGCTGGGTCGGATCGGTGATGCCTTCCGGCGTCAGGCCGAGCGACGGGTTTGCCGAAGCGACTTGCGTCCACGTCCCCGGCTGGAACTGGTAGGTTCCGGTCGCGTGCGATCCGGGCGCCGTCGAAACGGCCGCCGGATTGTTGGCGCTCTCGCGCGCCGCGAGCTTGGAGAAATAGTCGCCGCCGGCCGCCGCCGGGCCAGCGGCCGACGCCGTTCCGCCCGGGAGCCCGTCGCCAAAGGCCCCACTGATCAGCGGCAACGCCTGCGCCTGGTTCTGCCTCTGGAGCGCGAGATTGGAGAGCGCAACCCCCGCGTTCGGATTGCCGCCCTGCATGTAGATTTGCGACAGCTTGTTGTAGTCAACGCCGCCGTTCGGATCGGACGGAATGTTCTTGAGGTTGTTCGCGAGGTCGGTTTCCTGCCGCGTCTTGACGCCCTTCCCGTAGGAATCGAGGAGTTCGCCAAGAGACGAGAAGTTGACGACCGGCGGCGCGTAGCTGACGCCGCTCGGAGCGTTGACGTTCGATTCGAACATCTCAGGCCGCCTTCTTTCCGCTGAATGCCTCGCCTAACCGCTTGCCGTTGGCCTTGGCCGCCGCTTTCATCTTTGCCTTGCGGGCGCCGAAGTCGCCCATCGTGCGGGCGACATTGTTCGGGATGATGGTTCCGGGGCGGTCGGCAACGAACAGTTCCGGGCCTTTTTCGCCCACAACACTGACGCGGCCGACCGGGGGGCGACCGCCAGCGGCGAACATGGGATAGGACGTGCCACCGGTGCCGAAGTTCGACCATCCGGTTTGCCCCGGGGACATCGCCGTACTGCCGCTGCCCGTGTTTGCGCTTCCGCCACCAAACCCACCGAACCCCATCCCGCCGGCCAAGAGGTTAGCCCCGCCCATCAGCGCGCCCCACATATTGGCGCTGGCGGTGTTCTTGGCGAGGTCGGCATTGGCGTTGGCGTTGCCGATGCCGGTCTGCTGGTTCCATCCCATGTTGGCGAGGCTGTTGGCGTTGGAATAGTTGAGATTGCCGAGGTTGGTATTTATCCCGGCCTGCGCCCCGGCGATCTGCGGCGCCATCGTGTTGTAGCCGGACAGGTTCGAAAGGTTTTGCTGCCAGCCCTGATTGGCGAGGTTCTGCCCGTACTGCTGTTCGGCCGCCAGCGTGCCGCCGCTGCTCAACGTCCCTCGCGCCGCCGCGCCACGATCAATGGCGTTGAGCCCCTGCCCGAGTTGGTACTGATAGCCCGGTCCCTGCTGGAACTGCGACATGGCGGCTTGATTGCCGGATGCGCCGTTCAGGCCCATCGCGTTGGCGTAGGCCGTCGCGCCTTGGTTCGCCGTCTGCGATAGCGGCGCGTATCCGCTCAATGCCGTGTTGTAGTAGTTCGTCGCCGTGCCGAGGCCGCTATTCAGCGAGCCTGACGCCTGGTTATAGGCCGCATCCAGACCCGCCTTCTGCGCGGCAGCGGCGTCTTGCGCGTTCTCGTCGGAAAAAATGTCGAACAAACCCATTGTATTACCTCACGGTGTTCCGCCAGCGGCCAGGATCAATGCCCGCCATATGCGCTCGTAGCGGGAAAAGAACTTGTACCATTCGATATTCATCTTGCCGGTCTGCGGATCGACCACGGGATGCTCGATATCCGGCATCGGCGGGGCTTTGGGGATGGCGACGGTCATGCGGTGCGGACCTCGCTCAACTGATCGGCCGCGATCAGTTCCACATTCACCGGGTCAGTCACGACGACGCGCCAGCGACGCCCCATCGTCTTGGTCATGCCGCACTTGGGAAGTTTCAGCGGATCGCGCGTCTCGCCCTGCCGCCCGAGTTTGAGCAGGCGCGAGTTCGTCCAGTTCACGCCGCCGTCGTCCGAATACGATATCTCAGCGGTCGGATCGGTCGCGATGGGATCGGCGCCCGTGGCGATCCCGACGCCCTGGGCCATGTCGAAAGTCGCCATTGGCACCGCCATGCGCTGCGGGAAGTCCGATACTGGGCCGCTCTCGGCCCAGAACGCCAGCGGACTGCCGACCTCCGTCAGCGCGCTTTCGGTGATCTGGACGAGGGTGTTCGAAACGCTGTCGCCGGCCAACCACTTGTTGAAAGCGAACAGGGAGAAGTTCGCCCGCCAGTTGACCGCCTGATAGCTCGCCCGCTCGAACCAACTCACAGTGTCAATGTCGAAAAACCACGTCCAACTCGGAGAGGTCATGACGACGACGGAATGCCCCCCGACGATATACGGGAACATCTGGATCCCGTCCGCACTTCCGCCGCCGTCAATGTATGCGTCGATTGCCCGATCAACGTCCGGGGTTGAAACCTTGACTGGCGTGTACCCGTTCAGGGCATAGACGACGCGATCCGAGCCGACAAACACGATGCCCTTGGCAAATCCGTCCTCGAACCCGGACACGCCATAGCGGCTCAACAGGCCCTTGGGGATGACCTTCAATCGCGAATACGGGAAGGCCGGCGCCGTTTCGGCGGTATCGTGCCAGACCTCAATCGAATCCGTCTTGAACAGGTACAGATCGGTGAACGGGATCGCCCGCAGGAGGCTCCCGGACTTGCCCTCGCAGGTGATGAACGTCAGAGCGTTCATGGTCGTGGCATTGAGGTCGGTCGCAAAGCATCGCCCGTCGCCAATCGTGAAGAAGAAATACCCGTCTTGGAAGCAGACCGAATTAGGCTGCGGCAGGATGCCGGACGCGTTGTAGCTCGCCACGCTGGATGACGTGACGATTGACGCCCCGTTGTCGGGATCGACCACGACCAGATCAGGCGTCGGAACCTTCAGGTTGCGCGCCCAGAACACGCCCCGTGTACCGGTCAGCGTTCCGATGTTTGTGATTGCGCCGGCCGAGCTAAAGTAGCTCGCATTGCCGGAAAACGCGCTGAACAGGCTGGAGCCGATCAGGATCGAGCCCCTGTGTCCCGTCTGGCCGGTCGCGGCCGACCATGCCGCCAGCCCCGGCGCCCGGCGCCAGACCCGCTGTCCTCTCGCATTGGCCGCCAGGGCTTCCCAATAGACATTGACCAGCCGGCCGCCGCCCTCGTGCGGGACTTTGCCGGGCGACGATGACGTGGGAAAGGTGATAGCAGCCATGTCAGCCGTTGGTGAAGGTGAACGGAGAATAGACGCGGCGCGAACCCTGCCGCAGGAACGGATCGGTCGAGAGTGTCCGACGCGGCGCCGTCGTCCGGCATGCGCTCTTGATCGCGTTCTCCATGATCTCCTTGGTTGCCGGGTCGATCGCCTGGCGCCCGTAGCCGGGGCCGATCATCGCCGCCATGAATATGACGATGGATTCGAAGGCCCCGTCATCGAGCTGATTGACATCGGGAATGTAGGCGATGCGCCGGGCGTTGAGGTCATCCGCCAGCGATTGCGTGCGGCCGATCAAGTCCTCCAACACCGCCGGCTCAAGGTCAACGCCAATGCCGGCGATGTTGAGGTCCGATACAATCCGGTCGATCAGATCGTTTTGGCTTTTCATCATGCACCCGCGATAAGGCCCTTCGCGACCAGCGCGGCGCGAATTTCATTGAGCAATGCCACGATGGCGTCAGCCTGAGCCGCCGTGGTGTACCCGTACACGGTCCCAGTGCTTGCAGCGGATCCCGTGGTAGCGACTGCGGCCTGAGCGGCGCCCGAACGCTGGGCCGTCGGCGTTGCGTTATGGAACGAAATCAGATCGGAGGACGACAGGCCGAGGCTTATCCCACCGCTGCCGCCGTCGAGGATGGTTGCTGTCATCGTCGTGCCCTCGAATGGAGAGAGGGCGCCGGGATGCCCCGGCGCCCCTGTTGCTTACGCGGTGCCCGAGATGCGAGTGGCGAGGTCGGGATAAACCGTCTTGGTGCCGTAGAGGACATCCAAGCGCCAGTTGCCCAAGTCATTCGTACCGTCATAGTACGGGACGACGCGAAGGCTCAGGCCCTTGTAGGTCTCGCGGGCGGGGTTCACCATGCCTTCGTGCAAGGCCATCGGGACGCAGCACAGCGCGAATGCGTCACGGTGGAACACGATATTCTGGGAATAGCCGGTCGAGGCCGTGCCCATGAAGGTCAGCGCCTGCGAGGTGCCGACGCCAGAGACGGTCTGGTAGGCGCCCGATGAGATGATCTGCGGGGAGATCGTCAGGGCCACCGTGCCGTCACCGGCGACCGTCGCATCGGCCAACACCGTGAACTGCTGCAAGTACGGCATGACCGCCTTGCTGACGGGGTTGACCGCGTAGACGCTCGCCAGCGTGAAGACCTCGCCGGCCTTGATCGTTCCGGTCGTGGTCGGGGCCGCGCCGGTGACGTTCAGGGTCTGGGAGTTGTCGAAGGCGGCGCCGCCCGCGTAGGTCGTGACCTGCGTGGTGACGTTGGCGACCGGAGAACCGCCCGTTCGCGTTCCGCAAGTCAGGGTCTGCACGTTCTGCGAATCGTACAGATCGATGCCGGCCATCTCGGGCAGCTTGGCCTTTTCCAGGGCGGTCTTGTTGGTGCCCTGCATATACAGGCCGGTCAGGTTGCCAAGCAGGCCGTAGTTGTCGGCCGGCGACAGGAACCCGCACCGCTCGCCCTTCGGAACCGCCATTTCATCCATGCGCTGCGGCGCAAGGAAGAAATCGGGGATAGAGTTGATCGTCTGGCCCGGCGTGCCGACCCAGTTCCATACCTGTTGATAGAGCTTGGCAATGTCCATATCGACCTGATTGGCGATCTGGACCATCGCGGACTTGAGGTACTTCTCGCTGAACCGGGAGACGTTCAGCGTTAGGTCGGTCGTGGAGAACTGGAGATCGACGCCGGCGACCTTGTTGACGACGATGTTGACCGCCGAACTGATCGAGTTCTGCGGGCTCGCCGTCGCGTTGGTTCGCACGGTGTAGCGGACGGGGCGATCCACTTCGACGGTGGCGCCGACCTTGTAGCCGTTCACCTTCTTGGCGTATTCGTCCTCATACGCCCGATTGACGAGCGAGCCGAGCACGAGGTTGTTGTCGAGGAGGCGAAGCGCCTCCTTGGCGATGACCGTGGGGGTCAGGAGGGTATTCGAGGCAGTCATTGGATGGCCTTTCGCGGATGTTCAGTCCGCTGCCGGCCAAGGCGTCAGCCGCCGCCCTTGTCGCGCCATGCGTTGTATTCGGCCATGCTCATGTTGGCCGGGTTTTTCGCTGGCGAGGTTCCGCCGGATCCGCGTTGCGGTTTCGGCGGGGGCTTGGCGTTCGTCTTGGCTCTTGGTGTCGGGGCTCGAATGCGGGCCTCCAGCCGGCCGATTTCTCGGGCCGCTGCTGTCGGGGACATTCGGTTGAGTTCGGCCAGGCGATCCGGGTTCTTTGCCAGGTAGTAGGCCAGCAAAGGCCCTTTCTGGCTTTCGAGGATCAATTCCTGCGCCGCGTCCGATATCGGGTTTTCCCGGGCGTCCGCTATTACGCGGTCGAAGTCGGGCACCCGATCACGGACTTGATCGAGGTTGCGATTGTAGGTCCGAATCCGGTCTTCATGCTCGCGCTGGGCTGCGCCCTGTTGCTGCAACTGCGCCTCGCGCTTGCGTTCCTCGCGGTACGCCTTGCGGGAATCGTATTGCTGCAGGGCACGCTGATAGGCGAGCCAGTTGTCGAAATCGGATTCCTTCGGCTCTTTGAGGTCGGTGTCTTCGCCCTCGTGGAGTGCGGGCCGCTCTGTTAGAGGCTGGCGCGCTTCGGCAAGTTCGCGTTCAAGGCGCTGGATACGTTCTTTCGCCCTCGCCGCTCCCGACCGGCGCTTATGCGCGCTGGCCTCGCTGGCGTCAGACTCGGAGCCTTCCTCGCCTTCGCTATCGTCGCCGTCGTCTTCGTCATCGGCTGCGAGCGTTACGTATTCTTTCGGCTCAGTGTCGTTCTCGGGGGTCGGGGCGCCTTCGGCCAGATTTTCAGCCGGCGTATTGGTGTCCGTCATCGGTCGTCCTCATGAAAAAGGCCCCCGAAGGGGCCTGTACAATCGCCGCGCCGGCCACGTCATGCGGCCAGCGTCAGACGAAACTAGACGAATGCCAGGGTCAGCTTTCGCGCCGCCGCCTCTGTGGCATTCGAAACGATCTGGATGCTGTTGTAGCTCCCCTGATCGGTCAGGGGGATTTTGACGAACTTGCTCGCCGCCGCCTTATAGGAAAGGTCGGCGCCCGCGACGGGATCGTAAACGGTCTGGAACGTCGTTCCGTCCACGGAGTTTTTGATCGTCACAGCCGTTCCCGTGAACGCGGTCGGCATTTGTATCCCGATGAACTTCTGCCCCTTATTCACCGCGACGGCGCTCGATACGGTGCCGCTCGCGGGAATGGTCGCAGTCAGGAGCAGGATCGTCGGTGTCGTCATTGAGCTAATCCCTCTTGCGGCGCCTCGTGCTCGGCCGCCGTCACTTCCTGGGGAATAGGCGGCTTGCCCATGCCCTCTAGCATCTCGTCAATCGCGCCCCGCAGGTAGGCGACCTCGTGGACCAGATCGGTAATGACCTTGCTATGGGCGAGGTTGCCGCCCTGCGCATCGGCGTGCTGCATCGCTACGTCGTGCTGCTTCGAAACCAGATCGAGCTTCTTTAGCTCCAGATTGATCTTCGACATTTCAACGTCGGCTTGCGCCTTGGCGGCCTTGGCCTGGTCGGATGCGACGACGCCCGGAGGCGGCATAGGAGCGCCAGGGCCAGGGCCAGGAGGCGGCATCGGCATTCCAGGCGGCGGGGCTCCGGGAGGACCGGGAGGCATTCCAGGCGCGCCCGGAGGAGCCCCGGGAGGCCCGCCATGACCCATGCCGGGCATCGGCTGTCCATCCGGGCCGATCTCGCCCGGCGGTATCTTCTCGCGCGCAATGAGCGCCTGAATGGGCGGCGGCAACACGGCTTCTAGGCGCTTGCCAATTTCGTCCGCCAGCGGCCAATCCTGCGCCTTGGCGTACAGATCGAGGATCAGCGGGGCGACTTGCGGCGCCCCCTGGATCAACTGCGACATGCCGTCGAGCGCGGCCTCTCGTTTGGTCGTGTAGCTCGGGCCGTTCTCCATCGCGACATCGTAGGCGCCGACCGTCACGTCGTTGAGGATGCGCCGGGAGGCGTCATCGATGTTGCAGGCGTCATCGTCCGTCTCCAGATCTCCGCCGCTCCCGACCGGGGCGTTGTCAATGTCAATCCCATCGTCTCCGCGCCCGAACCCGATACTGCCTTCGTCCTGCGACGACGGCATATGCTGCGAAACGCCCTCCGGGGATATCGAATCGTCGTCGTCCTTCTCGGCGCCGACCTCGATAGGCTCCTCCGGTTCATCGCCCAATTCTCCGGAGAACTCGGCCTTGTTGATCCACAGGCTATCGATCTTGCCGTCTTCGCCAAGCACCTGGATTTGGCGCTCGCTGTCGTAGATGTGCGGCATCAGATCGACGAGGATGCGGCCGGTGTGGCGCACCGCGAGGTTGAAATTCTCCACGTAGGCGACGGTGCCGACATCGCCCTCTTGCTGGCGGGCCTTGATCGCCACGCCTGAGGTCTCATTCGACCGGGCGCCGAGCGAGGCGTC